TTTCTCTATGACCTTCGAGTATTGAGCAATCCACCGATTTAATAACTTCATTGAATACCATCCTTAAATCACTATTACAAGATTCTAATCGTTCCCTTGATCTTTTACCGAACTTAGGCATTATTTTAGTTAGCTTCTAATACTACTAATGTGAATATCTTGCTACCAAACTTTGTGCAAGTAATATTTAATTGAGTTGTAATATCTGCTGTTCCAATATTAGCACTAACATAATCTTGTATATCTTCAGGTAGAGTTCCATCAGCATCTCCTGATGCTCCTACTATTTTATCGTCATTATGTAAAAATGATTTAGCAACAATAGCCATTATTTACTCTCCTTCTTCTTAGATTTCTTAACTACTTTTTTAATTTCTTTTCCATCTTTATCACACTCAACAAATCTATCTTTTAATGATTCCATATCGTGTGTTGGGATCACTTGAATAACTACCCCATTTGGTTTTTTAAAAAATCTTTCCATTTTTTCTCCTTATAAAACGAGGGGAGCTTTTACACTCCCCTCAATTAATCAGTTATTATGAAACATCTGACAAGATATAAACACCAAAACCATCGTGTATCTCTATCTCGCCCCAGAATCCAGTAGCAACATATTCTGTTGTTCTGAATGAAGCGTTACGTTCTGTTTCTATTCTCATTAATCCTTCAGGACCAATCGCTAATCCAACAGCACCTTTACTAAAAGCAAAACCAGCAGCATCGCCACCTGATCCTACATTCTCGTTTATTTGGTCTGACCAATAAACATCAAAACCAGCAATAGAGCCTACAACACCATTAGCTAATTTAGTTTGTGCTAGTGGATTATCTGCTTGAACTCCAGCAGATGGATCAATCAATAATCCTGATAAACCTTTAGCACCCCAAACTTGTTTAGGAGATAATACTAGATTATAAGGCATTGGAGCACCTGCTGCTCTTAATTGTCGCATAGATCCAAATATGTGGTCTAATGCTAATGCTGTTCCTGCTCCACATTCAGTTTGACTAAATGCTTCGCCAAGTGTAACTAGATCATCATCAAGTTTTGCTGCAACTGCGTTTCCTAATACTGCTCCAACATTTCCTGTGTAGTCCTCTGCACTACCCATAGCTGCTAAATCAGACACATCTGTTCTGATAACGTGCTCTGATACTGTTACACTTCTAGCAGCAGTATCAATAGATGTCATTGTTGTATAATCTGCACCATCAGTTCCTGCTCCAACATCACTTGATCCAATCTTTGTATAATCTACAAATTGAACTGTAATAGCACCTTTAACAGCTTGTTTTGAAGTAACAAGTGGAAGCATTACATTAGAGTGATTGAAAGCAACAACTGCATCGCCAATAATCTTACCTAGACCACCAACTGTTCTACCTGATCCTGTGTCCGATACTGCATCAGCCATAAGATGATTACCTGCATAACCATTCTGTGTCCAACCTTGTAACTTATTTAATAAATTAATCATAATTTATAACCTACCTTTTCAATTTAATTTTTTATTATTTTACCATTCTTATCAAAACTAACGCCACCAAACAATCCTATTGAGTTGCTTGTTAATGATTTCCCTTGCTGTTGCCTATTGGCTCTTTCTTCAAGTTCATCTACATAAGTATCAAAATTCATATCTTGACCTTTATATTTAACATCACAATCTCCATCAGATTTCTTATCTAACTTCATATCATTCTTTGGATCAAGATCAACTCCGAATATTTCGCTATGTTTCTTACTCGTAGGCAATCTTTATTCCTTGTCCACCCAATGTGTCGTTAGCTTTTTTATATCCTTCAGGATCTTTAGTAGCCCATTCTTGATAAGAACTATACCCACCAAAATCTCCTGTTCCCTTTGTAGAGTTCGCAGGTCTTTGATTTGGTGTGCCTACTGTGTTAGTTTGCGTAACCCTGTTTGCAAACTTCTCCAACTTAGCGAGTGATAGATCTTCTGCAATTAGTTTATCGTCATCATTCGTTATTGTTTCCATGATCGATGCTCGTTTGTTGGTCTTGTAATCATTCCATGCAGTAGAATCAGCTTTGTATTTCTCTAATTCTTTGCCTTGCTCCTCTAGAAGTGTTTTATACTCGCCTTGCTTTTCTAGTTCCTTCTTTCTAGCAGTTTCCTGCTTTGCTTGAAGTTCCTCTAACTGAGCCTTATAAGAATCACCTCTTTCAGTAGCTTTGTGCTTTTGAGCAACTACCTCATCTAATCTAGCTTTTGGAATACCATGTTCATTTGTTGCAGCTTTTGTGCTGTCATTTGTTTCGCTGTTGTTATCAGCTATGGGTGTGTTTTCTTGTTCAGTCATTTTTAGTTCCTCTTTTGTGAGTTTTTAGTAACAAAATCTTATACATATAATAGTTATAAATTCCAATCAAATAAAATAGTTATTTTCCAATCTTGATCTTGACTTTCTTGTTCTTTGGAAATTGTCGCTTGATTTCTTTGTCTACTCTAGCATCTATCATTTTAATAATATTCTTGGGGAATGGCTGTCTGTCATCAGTTACTTTTCTTCCCATCTTAGCTAAATGATTAACCCTTGATCCATGAGCTGCCCACCTTACTGAAGCAGAGTTGCTAGTATGTGATGGCTTTGCATCATCTCTAAAATCCCCAGTTAATACAGGAGATGTCTTGTTTGCAAATGCACTTTCTTGTCTAGGAAAAGAATCTGCTCTTTTTCTTGTTCCATACTCTGTGGTATATCCCTTAAATCCACTACCAAACACATCTTTGCCTTTGTCAAATGTATGATTAACATAATCTTTTCTAATTACATTAGCTAGGCTCTTAAAGAACATCTTGTCAAGCATCTGACCTCACATCCCTGCTTTCATCTGATGCTTCTACAGGCATCCATTGATGTCTACAATTAAATCCACCCCTATCAATTAAATAATTAGCACCAAGTGCTTCTATTTGTTTTTTCGTCATCGCACCTCTCCCCCATAATTGTAAGCATATTGGTCGTGTTCTATCATCTATCGCACCTACATATCTATACTTTGTATTCTCTGGAGATTCATCAATCATTATCTTCCCAACAGATGCAGAGTAATCATTAAGACCAGTCGTTACAAGTGTCCTCATCTGTGCATTAGATAATCCTGCTTGTTGTTGAATGGCTTGGAATATGCCTTGCTCTGTTGCTTCTCCTAATACTCCCTTGACAAGCTCTGTCTTTATAACCCCACTCATCTTTCCCAAGCTATCTGCGAATGATGACTGACTGAAGTTGGTTAATGCTTGTAGGGTGTTTTCTGTAACCTCTGCAAATAAGGTCATATCAGCAAGGATTTGTGTATGTGCTGCATTATATCCATTGATTATGTTTTGTGCCTTTACCCTAACGATTTGCTCTATATCAAGCTGATCCAGAGCCAACAAGAACTCATCAATCGTTGTAAATCGTCTATCTTTGGATAGTTTGCGTAGATCCCTGACCATTTCTTGTTGTAAGGTTTCAACCTGAGTTGCTATTGTATCTGCTACATTGTCTATATAGTTCTGATTAGCCATTATGCAACTGGTTTAGTTAGTGCTTCAAGTAACGAGCCATTAGGAGTGGTTTCTTCTACTTTAGTTTCTGCTACTCGTTCATCGAGATATGCCTGTGCTGTTTCTCTATCAGGGTATCTATCTGGATCTTGCTGCATTAATATATCAAGTCTATCTATTAGACCATGTTTTAGTAGCCAATCCCATTCATCTCGTTGTTCGGATGCTGATAAAAACTTTAGATGTTCTTCATAATCAATCTTTAATAGTTCACCTGCATTGATCCCTGCTTCAACACCTAGTATTATTGATTCAATCTCAAATATCTTATGCTCAACTCCCCTCCACCGAATAACATCTGACAATCTCGATTCGGTGAGCTCCTGCCCTCTGAGGCGAAGTGCGACACCTGATTCGGCTGTTGTTCCATCGACAAATGAAATGTTTAGATGGTAGTTCTGTGCGAGTAGTTTATAGGAATGTTCGATTGAACTGGCGAGAGCTTCAACTGTATTGGGTGGGGAAACAATATTCATTGTTCCATCTATGCCTAAGAATGAGATCTTATCCTGACCGACTTCAAGAGTATCTTTCTCAACTTGGCTACCATTCACATACATATAACCGAATGATTGGAACATTGTGTTAGCATTGGAGTTTGTTTCTGATACATTTACTTCTAAATTCGTTGCTATTGCATCCATCACAGGAGATGTGTCTAAATAGGAATACTCAGGTCTACCATTCTTGAAGCACTCGATAAATGGTAATACACCATAGGGATTGATATGCTCTGGATTGTCTGCATCATCTTGTATTCTACCATTAGCATCAAATATGAATGTGTTCTCTGCATCCCAGTAAGCTGTTAGTTCAGGTGTGTCATCCATCACAGATGCTTTGATAGATAGTGGATATGTGTATGCTATTGGTCTTAGTGGATCATCACCGAACATAGCTTCAAAGTCCATAATAATATCGTAGTCAAGCACACCATTACGCCATGTAGGTTTCATTAAGATATGCTCTAATAGGTTGGTCATTCTCTCTGCTCTTTGCATCTTAAAATCTTTCTCATGTAACAATACAGGGAAGTTCTCATTAGAGTATTCTCTCTTGGGTGGCTTCATATACACTAAGCTGATACGATCAATGATTCTCTTAGTGATGTTTACATTAGCTACAGGGATCTTATCTAATAGCTTCTTACTAAAGTATTTGTTGGTGTAGCTCTCTGTATATCCATTGTAGAAATCCCTAGCACATAACCTACGCTTTCTCCATTGGTTTTTAGCGTTCTGTTGTGCATCCCATTTACTCTGCTGAACTAAAAGTTTGCTTAAATTCGGAATCATCTCTCTATTGCTCCTAATGTTGGTTTAATTATTGGAAACTCCCATTCTATTGCATAGCCGAGTGCATCTGTCATGTGTGTTAATAGCTTGTTTGACTTATCTATATCCCTTGTTCCCTGCTTGTTTGTTACCTTCTCTAAGTCCTGTATTAACGCCTTGCATCTCGGATCTATGATTATATTTGGTGTAATGCTGTTTCCCTCCAACATTTTATTAACCGAATTAACTCTATTTGTTACAGGTGGATTGCTCTTGCGAACATTAACCTTAAATCCTGCTTGTTTAATCAAATCTATATCACTCAACATCGCAGATGTGTGCCTTTGAAATCCACTCGCATCTGGATACACTATATATGAATGATTTGGATATTTGTCTTTAATTGTTGCACACATACGACTTGTCAATAAATCTCCCTGACCTTGATGTGATAATGATATTGCATCGAATATTTTAACTTTGGGTTCTGTCTTGTATGTGTTGAATAGAACTGCACACATGGGGTCATTATTAAAGTCGAGTCCGATCCTGACTGGCTTGCTTCTGTCGTATTCACATTGTTTGACATTCTTGCTCCTATCGAACATATAAGTGCTCTCGTTTTGTATGTTTACAAATTGACCATCACGATATGCCTGTAACATTCTTTTATCGTAGTTTGCTTCTATGAGTTCTACATAGCTATCAGGCAAGAACACATTGTCTGTTGTCTTTCCATGTATTAAAGCCTTGCTGTCATTGAAGTTCTCTACGAACTGGTGGTGTGTATAATGGAATCCCTCTGGAGATGTTACGATATATACCTCACAATTATCAGATCCTCTCATTCTACCTATCGCTTTCTTGTAAGCTATATCACAATTCTTCCAACTCTCTACATCAAACTCATCAAATCCAATGTATGTTAGCTCTGCTCCAATGATTCGCTGTGGCTTCTGTAACTGATAGATCTTAATCACTCCATAGGGTGTTTTAAACTTATGCTTCTGAATATTGTATGTATAGTTAATACCATTTCTCTCGAATATATCACGCATAGGCTCTACGAATAGTTCCTCTGCAAGTTCATTGGTTGGGTATATAACCCATCCATTTGATATGTCTTGATTGTTTCTTTTAGTGATATGATTGATGAATGTCTTATGTAGAAATGCGTATGTCTTTCCTGATCCAAATCCTCCAACGAGTGCGTTGATTGGTTTCTTGGATGTAATGAACTCCCATTGATGAGGTAAGTAATCTTCCTTGTATAGAGTTAGTTTAGATTCCATCAAACTCTATTTCATCTATTGGTCTAATGTGTTCTACCTCTTGTCTATCTACCTGCCCTAATACTTGTTTACCGAGCCATATCATCATAGATACATTACCTCTTTCGGCAGCTCTCCATTGTAACTGCCTTAATCTGATTTTTCCTTTATCTCTGCCTTTTGTAAGAAATTCGGAATAACTCTTGCGAATAAGAGATTCATCGCATCCAAAAAAACTAGCTATCTCGGTGTTAGTGCAACCGAATCCTGATAACTTTTCTACCTGCTCTGTGTCTAGGTTATGTTTCTTAGGTCGAGCCATTTAATAACTTTGCTTCCTTCCCTGTGTATTGTTCCCATCTGTTAATAATCACATCGCAGTAGTGCTCATCAAGTTCCATTCCATAGCATACTCTATTTGTTTTCTCACAGGCTATAAGTGTTGAGCCACTACCTAAAAATATATCTAAAACTTTGCTTGGTTTACTATTTTTAATTGCTCTTAATGCTAATTCTACTGGTTTTTGGGTAGGGTGTAAATAATCTTTATGGCTGTCTTTTTTTACCTCCCATACATCGCTGTCACTACCCTTAAAACTTCCATAATAATAACACATCTCATATTGTCCTCTATAACCTCTCCCCATACCAAAAGAATTTTTAAACCATATTATAACATCTCTAGGCTCTTCTATTATTACATTTTTTAAGACAGTCCAATTTCCCCAAACATATCTTTCGTTTATGTTTTTTGGGATTGCATTATAAAATTTACTTACATCTAACAATTCATCGCCCTTTATTGCGTCAAACTTACCACTTCTTCCTGCATAACCACCTAACCCATAAGGTGGATCAGTAAATACCATATCTGCTTTATTACCATCTAACAATAATTCTATATTTTCTTTTACAGTAGAATCTCCACACAACAACCTGTGATTCCCTAGTTCCCATATATCGCCTAATTTACATACTGGCTCTACTGCTTCAGGTATCTCATCATCATCTATTAAACCTTCTTTTTCTTCTGCACTAAATCCTACTAGTTCTTCTTCTTTGAATCCCCAACCAATTAGCTCATCCATATCAAACATATCAGCTAGTATATCAAAATCCCACCCACCTGTATTCTTATTTAACCTAATATTTAATTCTCTTTCTTTATCATAATTAAGATTTACAAACACGCAAGGCACATCTTCAATACCCATCTTCTTGGCTACCTTTACTCGCTGATGTCCACCTACAATAATATTCAATCTATCTTTATGCTGATTAACAATGACTGGATCTACTAAACCGAATCTTGTGATTGAATCTTTTAGCTGTTGGTATTGATCGTCTGTGAGTTGTCTTGGGTTATATTCTGCAAATACTAAGCTATCTATTGTTTTTTGGTGTATTTCCATAGGTCAAAAATAGTAATATTATTGTTGTTATTCTAAATATTTCTTTGTAGAGCCTATTTTTACAAGCACATAATCTTCCTCTCCCCATATCTTTTCTGCTCTGATTGACACTATCTGTGCATCATCTACATAGAAGCTATTGTTCAACGCATCAGCTACGAACTTGATCAGGTTATCTATATCTGCTCTGCTTTTCTTGTAGAATGGAGCTTCTTTCTTTAATGTGAGTATCTTATTCTTTGATGTATAGTGCTTTCTTGGTCGTTTATAGCAGAATGTAAGGTCTAACTCTATTGCCTTTGATGTTGGTGTTCTAGGTGCATACTGCTTGGATAATAATGAGAACTCTTCTTTGTCTTTCGATGATGGATCATACTGGAATCTTCCTCTGCTTCTATGTCTTTGTTGTGGCTTTGGTT